ATCTTAAGTTTGTTGTCGCTACTCAAGATGACTTTGACGAAGTTACAAGAGCTGTGGAGGCGTATAGAGGTGCCGGGGTACAATGTCCGGTATATCTTATGCCGCTTGGCGGACGTTCGGAAGAGTATAATCTCAATGTTAAAGACGTTGCAGAAGCATGTATGGAGCGAGGTTGGCGGTTCACACCAAGACTCCACATCAGCTTATTCGGGAATGCCTGGGGAACCTAGATATGACAATGAATACAAAAACAAACAACATGAGAAAGCAATGAAGGCAGAAATAAAAGATCCTTCCGATGCAATAAGAAAGGCAGGTTGGTAATGGATTGGAATAAATTAAAAAAAGCAATAGGTATACAACCTAAGATCATGCAACCAAAAAAAACTACAGAAGAACAACGTAGAGATATCCTTGCCAAAGAAAAAGCTGAAGCAACTAGTAAAGGCGAACCTTGGGTTGCAGTCTTAGATACACAAATTAATCCAGATGATATTAAGAACGGATTTTTTGAATTAGATTGGAACAATGAATTTATAGAAGAACTAATTGATGCAGGTTATACAGGTGAAAAGCAAGAAGATATTGTTGATGCATGGTTCAAAACAATAGCAATGCAGGTTTTGGGCGAACAAGGACTTGACACAGCACGTGAAATGGGTTATATTAATGTTATACCAATAGACAAAGGCAAGAGTTCAGTATCATGAATACATACATATTAGTAGACACAGCAAATACTTTTTTCCGTGCAAGGCACGTTGTACGTGGTGACCTAGATACAAAAGTAGGAATGGCACTACATATTACTTTGAATAGTGTTAAGAAAGCATGGAATGACTTTGACGCAGATCATGTTGTATTTTGCTTAGAAGGACGCAGTTGGCGTAAAGATTTTTATGAGCCCTACAAACGCAATAGACAAGAAACACGTGATGCAATGACTCCTGCACAAGCAGATGAAGATAAAGTATTTTGGGAAATATTTGACGAGTTCAAAGAGTTTGTAGGTACAAAAACAAATTGTACCATGATGCATCATCCACAGCTAGAAGCTGATGATCTTATTGCAGGTTGGATACAAGCACATCCTAATGATAATCATGTGATTATTTCTACTGATGGCGACTTTGCACAACTTATTGCACCTAACGTTAAGCAATACAATGGCGTAAGTAATACAATTATTACACACGAAGGTTATTTTGATGACAAGAAGAAGCAACCTGTAATAGATAAGAAAACAGGTGAACCTAGATCTGCACCTGATCCTGCATTTATGTTGTTTGAAAAGTGTATGAGAGGCGACACTAGTGATAATGTTTTCTCTGCATATCCAGGTGTACGTAAAAAAGGTACTAAAAACAAGGTTGGTCTTATTGAGGCTTTCGCAGACAAAGATACAAAAGGCTATAACTGGAATAACTTAATGCTACAACGTTGGGTAGATCATAACGGTGATGAGCATCGTGTTTTAGATGACTATAATAGAAATGTAGTACTATGCGATCTCACTGCACAACCGGGAAACATTCGTAGTATTATTAACGATGTGGTAGAAGAACATATGACCCCAAAAGATATTAGTCAAGTTGGCATGCGTCTTATGAAATTCTGTGCTAAATGGGATATGCAAAGAATTGCAGACAATGCAGGACAATATTCAGAACCATTACAAGCGAGGTATCCTATATGAATGCAAAAGAAATAGTGAAAAACAAGTTTTGGATTGTACAAGATAAAGGACAAAATATTGGTACAATTAGTTTTAATGATGAACAATACATGCTCAGCGATGCATCAGGTAGTAGATTTTTTACAGACACAAATGATTTAGAAAAAACATTACAAACAAGTGTAAGTTGGCAACAACTAGAAATAAAAGAATCTAAGCCTACAAAAGAGGTAAACACTTTTCCAACAAGTACACATCCTTACAATAGTATGTTTGATGTAAAAAGAAAATTACCATTATTTACGAAAAGTAAAAAGTCAAAAAGTTTATATTGTGCAGGATATTATTGTATACAATTTGAAAAAGGTTGGGTAAAGAGCTTTTGTCCTAAATTAATAACAATTGAAAGATATAATTACGTAGGACCTTTCAAAACTGAACTAGAAATGAGAACGGAGTTATCACGTGTCAACGCAAAATAGTCCTTTAAACACTTCTGTAATACAACAATTTATTGCTCAGGTAAAAAGTGCTGATGCTGGTCAGGAAAAAGAAATTAAAATGAATATTCACCAAGCTAAAAACTTAGCATTTACATTAGGAATCGTTATGTCAAGATTAAACGGCGATTTAGAAGCTTTAATTTCAAAAAAAACTAACGAAGAAGTTGTATCAATAAACATGGACGGCGGCGCAGGCTGGTAATAAAAGATAAATATATGCGTACTTTATAAAGGAACGCATATGAGTAGACCGAAGCCAACAGTGCTTGTTGAATATATAGATAAAAAAACATACAAAGCAGAACAAGTTTTACAAGCTGAAGCAATATGGGCAGTATTTTACGATAATGCTCCATTTAACTTGAAAAGCTCTAATGTTCTAACAAGTTACCCAGGGCCTAAATATAAAAAAACAAGTTTTTCAAATCCAGGGCATGCACATAATCTAGCTAGTAAATTAAATAATCTTTTCAATTCTGATAAATTTACAGTAGTAAAATTAACAAGTGGTGAAACTGTGACAGAAGAATGAATTGGAAAGAAACATACACAAAAGTTTTTTTAAAACAATCAGGAAAAAGTGTAAGTGATTTATCTGTAAAAGAATACCTTCCTTTGTGGTGGCAAAATACTAGAAGTAAGGATACAGGCGGTTTAAGACTTACAGACGTTGGTTACGACTTTATAAAGAATACACTGGATCTACAAACGTATCAAATTCCTTATCCTGCAGATTTTGAATTAACAACAAATACTCTAATTTGGATGGATAATTTTATTGACTGTCCATATTATCTTGATAGAAAAGGTATAATTGTTACAAACGAAAAGAAAGCTATGGAATTAAGCCTTTTTAGCGGTGATGTTAGAAAATATGGCTTACAAAAAGCTCTAACAAGACAAAAAAAAGATACCAAAATAGGTTGACCTTTACTTAAAGTGGTGCTATAGTATATACATACTTAGAAATAACATATGGCACTGTTAAACAAAGAAGAGGAATACACAATGGAATCTACAGCACTTAGAACTGTTACTCCGAATGGAGCAAAGAAAAGCATCGTAAGAGCTTTTAAAAAGAAGCGTCCTATATTTTTATGGGGTCCCCCAGGTATTGGTAAATCTGATATTATTCACCAAATTGGCGGATCAATGGAAGCTCTTGTTATTGATATTAGATTATCACTATGGGAACCTACAGACATTAAAGGTATTCCATATTATGCGGCAAATGATAATTCTATGATGTGGGCACCACCACAAGAATTACCTACTGCGGCACTTGCTAAGAAACATAAATGGATCATTTTATTCTTAGACGAAATGAACTCTGCGGCACCGGCAGTACAAGCGGCAGCATATCAACTTATATTAAATAGAAAAGTAGGGCAATATACATTACCAGATAACGTTCTAATTGTAGCGGCTGGTAACAGAGAAGCTGACAAGGGCGTTACTTATAGAATGCCTGCTCCGTTAGCAAATAGATTTGTTCATTTAGAACTACGTGTTGATTTTGATGATTGGTTTGCATGGGCAGTTGCACCGCAAAACAACATCCATTCAGACGTTGTAGGTTACTTGACATTTGCAAAGAAAGACTTGTATGACTTTGATCCGAAAAGTCCAAGCCGTTCTTTTGCAACACCTCGTTCTTGGTCGTTTGTTTCAGAATTACTTGAAGACGACGATGACGAACAAACCACTACAGACCTTGTAAGTGGTTCTGTAGGCGAAGGCCTTGCAGTAAAGTTTATGGCACACCGAAAGGTAGCGGCAACAATGCCTAATCCAACTGATATATTGGATGGTAAAGTTAAAGAGATGAAGGCTAAAGAAATCAGTGCCATGTATTCCTTAACAGTCTCACTCTGCTACGAACTAAAAGAAGCGTCTAACAAAAATGATAAAAAGTTTGATGATAAAGTCAATAACTTTTTAAGATTTGCGATGGACAATTTTGATACAGAATTAGTTGTAATGGGTATTAAACTTGCTCTTACACAATATTCGTTGCCAATTGATCCAGATGAAGTCGCATGTTTCGATGAATTCCATGATAGATTTGGCAAATATATCACTGCCGCACAACAGGTGTAACATAAAAGAGTTGGACGATCTCTCCAAAACGTCCATTTTCTCTTGACATTTATAGTAAATATTGCTATAATGTACGTATTAACTTAGAAGGATGGCACTGATGAGTACAAAAGATACCGCAAGTAAACTTAAAAATTGGGCACCTGACCCAGATATTACACAAGAACAATTAGAAGAAATGAGGGTAGAAGTCCTCGACAGAATCATTGTTGCAAGAGTAGGTTTGTTGCTACGACATCCTTTTTTTGGTAATATGGCAACACGTTTACGTATTGTTGCGGCTGACGATTGGCTTCCTACTGCGGCTGTAGACGGTCGTAATTTGTACTTTAATACACAATTCTTTAATGCAATGAACAACAAAGAAATTGAGTTTGTAATTGCACATGAAATTTTGCATTGTGTATTTGATCATTTGATACGAAGAGAAGATCGTAATCCTATGATCTATAATATTGCCGCAGATTATATTGTAAACAATTTATTGGTACGTGATCGTATTGGTGAGAAACCAAAGATTGTAGATTGTTATCAAGATTTCAAATACGATTCTTGGACATCTGAAGAAGTATATGACGACATATATGAACAAGCTAAAAAGAACGGTGAAGAATTCTTAAAAGAATTAGGTGAAATGTTAGATGAACACCTTGATGGTTTAGGTGGTGACGAAGGTGATGGCGATGCAGGTGAAGAAAAAGATGCTAACGGAAATAATGTAAGCAAAAAGAAACCTAAGTATTCTAAGGAAGAAATGCGTAAGATTAGAGACGAGATCAAAGAAGGAATGCTTAGTGCCGCACAGGCCGCAGGTGCAGGAAATACGCCAGCAGAAGTGCAACGTATGATTAAAGAACTAACTGAACCAAAAATGAATTGGCGTGAAATACTACGTCAACAAATCCAATCAACTATTAAAACTGATTACACATTTATGCGTCCCTCTAGAAAAGGATGGCATACTGGTGCAATATTACCTGGTATGAATTTTGATGAAACTATTGACCTTGCTATAGCAATTGACATGAGTGGGTCTATTGGTAATGCACAAGGTAAAG